TTCAGCAACTACAAGAAACCTAACACTTTGTAAATAAGATATCCTTGCTTCGTCGTTTAGAAATTCACGTTTTTCAGTAGTTATACTAACATTATCTAAAGAGTTTTCAACTGTTGGATTTACAATATGACAATGTAAACTAAGCCAAGGATTATGTCGTTGAATACTTTTTAGTAAAGGTACAGCCCAGTCGTCGTAATATTTTTGGTCACATCCTAATAAGACATTATAACGAGGCATCTTCCATACCCGCCACTCTTAGCTTAACAACATTTGTTATTTGCCATTGTTTCTGATCAAGAGCTTTGAGTACACCTAACCACTTGTTACGTAATAACGCAAATTCATTAATAATTTTTTCGTAGTCAACGACATCTGCCTCACCGTCTACGTATTTTTCAACGTCACGGCTTGACAGAGCTCGTTGATAGTTTTCAAGATATTTCTTAAAAAATGAACTACGCAACCTGCGTAGCTCAATATTTAAATAATTTAGTATAGCTTCAATCTCCTGAAGTTGATTGAATCGTTGTTCAACAATACCTGGCATACTTGCTGCCGCACGTTCTACATTTCCAACTAGTTTAACCTCTTTGCGAGCATCAACTATTTCGTTTTCAAAGTAAGCAACTGCTTGTGGTATTTTGCTTATGTCACGAGATACTTCGCTATACCAACCCATTATTCATCCCACTCTACTTCTTCTTCTAATACATCATCATCATCAAGATCTAGATAATAATTAATAGCAATATCTAACGCAGTATCGTGACCTAATGCAGAAATAAATGATTGATCTTCTGTGCCACAATCAGCCATTAAATCTACATAACGTTCAGCAGCCTGCTCAATATGTTTTTTATCAACATATTCTTTAAACAATGTCCAGATGTCAACTATTTGCGTATCTTCCATATTCTACTCCTCGATTGGTTGTAAGTCTTCTAGTTCTACCTCATCAGTAGCCTCATCATCGGTATTTACCACTTCTGATTGTTTTACTAGATAATCTGACATAACCTTGTCAAGATTCTCTCCTATCCATTTTTTACGATAATCAAGAATTTCTTCACCATCAAGTGTAGTGTATGCAAGCCTATTACCTTGCTTGTTAATAATGCCTTTTGCTTCAAATAATTCAAGCAAACCACTATATGGATTCATACCAGTTTCGTATGGAATCTTTACCTGTACGCCTTCAAACGGTTTAGCATAACGAGTCTTCATAACTTTACAGCCAGCACGGATACCCATAACTTGACTGATCTTGTTACCATCTTCGTCTTCTTTTAGTTTTAACTTCTTCATTGCAACAACAATACTTGATGCATAGATAAAACCTTGTCCGCCACTAATCTTGTCATCTGGATCAAACATATCCTGTGATGCATAAGTGTGATTAGTACATACTAAGCCTACGTTATGTGAACCAATCATATTAACTGTGTTACGAACAAGTGAAGTCAATGCCTTAGGCTTACGACCCATATCACCTTTCATATCACCTTTGTTAAACTGATCAACGTCTGTAGGTGTTAGTAACATACCTAAACTATCAATAACAAACAATACTTTAGGACGCTCTTCCTCGTTCATTGCTTTGTAGTCTGTCATAAATGTTGAAATAGTTTTAGCAACATCGTCAATCATTGACATATTAAGTTTAAGTAGTTTTTCTTCTGATGTGTCTACATCTAATGCGTGTAACCACGACTCATCAAGTGCATTCTCAGAGTCAATTAGTACTACAAAGATACCTTGATCTTGTGCTGCCTTTACAATGTTACCTGCACATATATATGATTTGCCTGCGCCAGACTCTCCTGCAAAAACAGTTACTTTACCCATCGGAACACCTTTGTTAAAGTCTCCTGAGATAAGATAATTGAGTGCATAGTTGCCTGTACTAATCCAGTCGGTAGGATCGTTAAATCCTGCACTCATACCTGAAATAGATTTTGTTAATGAATTCCGAAACTTTGTCGGATCAAACGATTTGTTCGCCATATTTTTCTCCTATCTAAAAAGCGTGACAGCTATTAACTTTTGAAGTGTTGACAGGTAAACCGTGAATCTCTGCTTCGGTTTTGTTAATAGCTGTCATATTGTTTTATTAACCTTGACGTGATCTAATCATTGCTAGAATGTCTTGGGCGTTGCCACCTTCTGCAGGAGCCGCTTCAGCCGCTGGTGCTGGAGTTGCTTCTGGTGCTGCCGCTGTAGCAGTTTCTACTGGAGCACTTTGGCTTACAGCAGTTGCTTGTGGGCTTGCCGCTTTTTGTGGATCGCCTGTGCGTTGTGCAAATCCTGCAGGACGGAAGTACTGTCCCCAACGATCCATATCAAACGCTTCGCCATCTACTGATGCTTCAAACATTTCTTGCATTACTTTTAGTTCTACTTCACCTGGCTTTTTAGGTAGGAAGTCATTTAGATTAAACAAGCCGTGTGTATCGACAGCAGCCATTTCTGCATCACCTAGTGGACGATCTCTACGTGCCCAGTTAGATGTTGAATAGTCTGCGTATCCGCCTTTTGAAGTTTTGTTTAGACGGAAGTCTACACCAGCAGTATAATCTGTTGGCAGTTCTTCCATATCTGGGTCCATAAGCGCCTGCTTAATGATCTGGAAGATTTGTGGTCCAATAATAAACCTACGAATTGGATTCTCAGGTGTAGTATCGTCCGATAGTGGGTTATCAGTTACAAACCCTTGGAAGATGTAAGAACGTTTCTTCCAATACTTACGACCCATATCTTCTAGACTTGGGTCTTTAAACCATCCACGTACTTCGTTAAGAATGTTACAAGTTTCGCCGTACATTTCCATACACGGTACTTGTACTTGTACAGGGCGTGAATCAGTTTCACCTTTTACGCCTGCAAATGGTAGTTTGATAACAAGTCTTTCTTTCCAAAAGAATGTGTTATCTGCATTACCGTCTGGTAAGAAACGCATCGTTGCCGACTCGCCTTCTTTAATATTCCAAAATGGGTAAATGCTGTTATCACCGCCTGACTGACGGTTTCCTGAAGCGCCTGCTTCTTGTGCTTTGAGCTTTGCTCGGATTTCTGCTAATGATGCCATAGTTAATGCCTCCTAAATGTTATGCCTATGTGCAGTAGCTACATTGCTACTAGTGCCTATTTGTCTGTAGCACAGTTGTTATTATATGCTATTCTACAAACAATGTCAAGTCTTTTTTAAAGAAAAACTTAAAAAACTTTTTGGATTATTCATCCAATTCTATTTATCTTAAGCCTGCTAGTTCTCTCATTCTTTCGAATTCAGGTGATGTTTCGGGCTCTCTGTATTCTTCTGTTACTTGGTATACTTTAGTAATAAACTGTTTTGCAGGTTCTATAAATTCGTTACCGTAGTCTTTTTCTACCATAGTAAGTATTGCTGTTTCGCCTTTTGGAAATTCGCCTGCTTCTTTATCGTAATAAGAAAGTATAAACTCTCCTAATGGTGTCGTTTTGTCCTTTTCAAGTGTAATCTCATCACCGTCTGGACCGTCTACTTTGTCGCCTTTTTTCTTGCCATTCATTTTGGCTTTCTTTACAGCGTGTGCATATGCATTGCCTTCGTCCATATTATCAACTAGCTGTTCTATGTAACCCTGAATAATGTCGTCTCTATCATCGTCCATATGTAAGCCGTGTTCCATACCGTACTCAGACATTTCTCTATCTAACTCTTGTGGAGATAATCCTATTTCTTTTGCAAGTCCAGCTTCGCCGCCTTTTTCGTATACATCATTTAATTTGTCAAGTTCCATTTCTTGCTTGCTTGGCTCTGACTGTGGGTCAAAACTTTCATCAAATTCAATGTCGCCATTTTTCATTGCATCCATTGCTTGTTGTTCAATGTCAGCGTCATCCCAATAAAGTCTGTCTTCTGGTCCAGGTAATGTATTAGCAACTATCTCTGGTTTACCGTTTTTAATTTCAACTTCAACTTCTACTTCGTGTTCGCCGCCATCTTGATCAGTAACAAACAACGCCATAGTTCCTACTTTGCCTTCTTGTGTTTCGTTAGTTTCTTGTTCACCAAACTGACCCATCATTTCTTCAAACGCTGATTCAATTTCCATTTCATCTTTAGACTCGATCTTCTTACACTTGTTTACACGCTTACCTGCGTTCTTGCCAGTACCTTTTTGTGTACCAACTTTTCTGTGTCCTGGCCAGCAC